AGCAACACCTGTAAACCTTGTGAAACACGCAGACAAGGAGAATATATATCAAGCTTTTTTAGAGCAGATATACCTTGTTAAAAGGGGAGAGGAATACATACCCGTAGGTGTGTGGAACTTTATGGAGCAGGAGATGAAAGAGCCAGAAAAGTCAGAGTCTGGCATATTTTTGGAGACATCTGCCTCTGAGGTGGAGCTGCATGGAAAGGCAGTTATTATTAACGAGTGGATGAAGGAGCAGGGAGTTAGTGAGGGAGATAGAGTTATGTGGAGCGAGAACTCTGAGTACGACATGGATATAGACGGAAGAAAGCTTCTTCGTATGCGTAACTTTGACGTTCTTTGTAAGTATGAGGTCTGATAATGAAAATTATGCCCTTGAAACTTTAGAGAAGTTAATAGAGGCAAGTAAAGGAGCTGTTGACCTTCTGATAGAAGAGATAGGTAAACCTTTGATAGAAGAAGATGACGCTAAGAGAAGACAAGCTATTAAAGCCAAAAGAGAGTGCTTTGAAGATTGTCAAGAAATTCTTTTAGGGATTAAAAACCTTGAAGAGAGGATTAGAGAGGGGGAATCCCTAATAGAAGAGAAAAAAGATTTTAAAGGTTCTTTTGCGGAAAGATATGCAAAAAAGTGATACGATACATCTAATAGAGGGAAGTAAAGGTGAGACCTTAGAGTTTAACAACCTAAAGATTGTCTTACCTAAAAAACCATACTATAAAAAGGATATACTTTATCATAACCTCTCTAAGTCTAAACAAAAATGGTCTAGGCAAGAGGTCCCAAGTGGGTTAACTAGAGATACTGCTTCTGACTACGTAGACTATATAGACGAGGAGTTTAGAAGAAGAAGAGAAGGGCTTTGGTTTTTTAATAACGGAGTTCCGACCTATATAACTGGATCTCATTATATGTTCCTTCAATGGAGCAAGATTGACGTTGGTTATCCTGATTACAGGGACGCTAACAGAACGTTCTTTATTTTTTGGGAAGCGTGTAAGCTAGATAAAAACTCTTACGGGATGTGTTTTCTTAAAAACAGACGTAGTGGTTTTTCTTATATGGCAAGTAGTGAGATTGTTAATCAATCCACTCAGGTTTACGATAGCAACTTCGGTCTACTGTCTAAAACTGGTGCTGATGCTAAAATTATGTTTACCGATAAGGTAGTTCGTATATATAGAAACTACCCATTCTTCTTCCAACCTATACAGGATGGTTCTAGTAACCCTCGTGTAGAGTTAGCTTTTAGAGAGCCAGCAAAGAAGATAACAAAGAATCAGAAGCATATAGAAAAGTCTGAAGCTCTAAACTCTACTATAGATTGGAGGAATACCGCTGATAACAGTTATGATGGTATGAAGCTTAAACTTCTAGTCCACGATGAGGCTGGTAAGTGGACAGGTCAAAACTCTATAAAGAAAAACTGGGGTGTGACCCAAACCTGTTTACTCTTAGGTAGAAAGGTTGTAGGGAAATGTATGATGGGGTCTACTGCTAACAAGCAGCAAGATGGTGGTGCAGAATTTAAAGACATATTCTATAACTCTGACATGGGAGATAAGGACCTTAATGGTAGAACTAAGAGTGGTCTATATAAGTTATTTATTCCTGCGTTTGACAACCTAGAGGGGTTTATTGACGAGTACGGGTATAGCGTTATAGATACTCCAGACAAGCCAGTTATGGGGATTGATGAGATGCCAATAGATGTAGGAGCAAAAGATTATATTCAGAATAGAAGAGACGCTTTAAAAAACGATACGGTATCGTTATCAGAATTTAAAAGACAGTTTCCCTTCACCGTAGAGGAAGCGTTTAGAAACGACACACAAAGTTGTATATTTGATGTTGAAAGAATATATCAACAAATGGATTATAACGAGGTTAATAATACCTCGACAACAAGGGGAGAATTTGTTTGGAAAAATGGAGTACAAGATAGCGAGGTTATTTGGATACCTCACAGAAAAGGTAAGTGGGAAATTAGCTGGGTTCCAGAGTTACAAAACCAAAACATTGTCTCTAGCAGACTTGGTAAAAAGTTCCCTGGGAGATCAGACAACTTGGTTGCAGGTTGTGACCCTTACGATCACGATACCACTACTGATGGTAGGAGATCTGATGCTGCTGCTCACGTTTTTCATAAATTTAGCATGGCAAGCGATGCGTCTATGCAGTTTGTGTGTGAGTATATTAATAGACCGCCTAAAGCGGAAATATTTTACGAGGACATGATTAAGATGTGTGTCTTTTATGGGTGTCAGATATTGGTAGAGAACAATAAAGTTGGTATATTAAAGCACTTCGAGAATAGAGGACACTATGAGTATTTAATGGATAGACCAGATATGACCCATACAGAGTGGAGTAGAGGGAAACAAAAGACAAAGGGTGTTCCAGGATCTGGAGCAGCAGTAATAAACGCTCAGGCAGAAGCAATAGCAACGTATATATATGACCACGTTGGCTATAATGTTGACACAGGAGAAATAGGAAGGTGTTACTTTAACACTTTATTAGATGACTGGAGCAGGTTTGAGATAGATAATAGAACAAAGTACGATGCTAGTATATCGTCATCATTAGCTTTACTAGCGTCCCAGAAATATATTAAACCAAAAAAAGAATTTAAAGCTTCATCTCCTTTAGTGAAAAGATATAACAATAGAGGGATGTTTAGTAAAAAAATAAATTAATTATGTTCAACAACGGTAAGAATAAATTAAACGGTTACCCATCTCCTTTATCTACAAACGAGGAGAAAGCTGCCAAAGAGTACGGTCTTGAATACTTCAGGGCTATGTATTACGAGTGGAAGAATAACGGTGACGTATACTTCAAAGACCTTAAGGCGAGGTACTCTCGTAATAGAAGTTATTCTGAGGGTAATCAGGATGTGGGTAAGTATAAGGACTTACTGGACGTTCAGGGAGACTCCTCATACCTTAACATAGATTGGACCCCTGTATCTATAGTTCCTAAATTCGTTGACGTTATCGTTAACGGTATGGTTAACCAAGAGTACGATGTTAAGGCTAAGTCTATAGACCCTGTTGCTGCTAACGAGAGAATAGCTAAGAAGAAGAAGTTATATGGGGATATGATTAATAAAGATTTTGTAGAAAATCTAGAGGACGAGACGGGGATACCTTTATCTCCTAAAGGCTTTATTGCTGAGACCTCTGAAGAGGTAGAAATGTTTATGGCTCTTAACTACAAGCAAAACGTAGAGATAGCTTTAGAGAAAGCCATAGAGTACACCTTAGATATTAACGATTTTGACGAGGTTAAGAGAGCTATGATTCGTGACCTTGTTGTTCTAGGTATCTGTGCTGCTAAAACAGACCTATCGAAGACACAGGGGGTAAAGATACGACACGTAGACCCTGCTAACCTTATAACGTCTTACTCTGCTAAGGCAGACTTTAAAAACATACGACACGCTGGAGAGGTTTACTCTATGACTATTGCCGACCTTAAGATGCAGGCAGGAGATGAGTTTAGTGAGGAAGACTACGTTAAGATAGCTACAGAGTACGCAGGGAAAAACAATAACCCTATGAATTTTGGAACTTCTTCTTTTTACGATAACGGAAGTGATACCTACGACTACGACAAGTTTAGTATTAACGTTTTAGACGCTGAGTTTATTACAAGTCACAGTCTAAAATACGAGAAGAAAGAAAACAAACATGGAGGGTACTCTGTAAACAAAAAACCTTCTAACTATAAGACTCCTAAGAAGTCTAAGACGAAGAGAGAAGATGTAGGCTCAACTGTTAAGGTTGTTTATACAGGTAAGTATATTGCAGGTACAGACTATATCTTTAACTATGGCCTAATGAGTGATATGCCTAGGTCTAAGTCTAACCTGTCAGAAACTAGGTTATCATATATCGTTTATCAACCGAACCTTTATAAGATGAAGTCTCGTTCTTTAGTTGATAGGATGATTCCTTTTGCTGACCAGATACAGTTAGCCCACGTTAAGATACAACACGTACTAGCGAAGGCTAGACCTAAGGGTGCAGCGTTTGAGGTTGGCTCTTTAGAGAACGTGTCTAAGGGAGACGGAGGAACGTTTACCCCTATGGAACTTCAGGAAATCTACGATCAAACTGGTAATATCTACTATCGTAGGATAGATGACGAGGGTCAGATGACAGGGGCTATGCCTATCCAAGAGTTAGAAAACGGTATAGGTAGAGACTTTGGTACTCTTATTAACGTGTACCAACATAACCTTCAAATGATACGTGACGTTACTGGGGTTAACGAAGCTCGTGACGCTTCTCAACCATCTAGTGAGGCCTTAGTTGGTGTTCAGAAGTTAGCCTTATTAGCTTCTAATAACGCAACTCGTGATATTAACGACGCTTACCTTAACGTTACCAAGCGTATATCTCAGAGTATTACAATTCGTATGCAAGACCTAATAAATTTTAAGGGGTTGCATAATATGTACGCAAACGTTATAGGCGAGACTTCCATGCAGAGTATAGATATGATGAAGAAGTTGTCTATACACGAGTTTGGTATCACTTTAGACATAGCTCCTAACGAGGAAGAGAAACAGATGATGGAACAGAATATCCAAATTTCTTTAGCTCAGAAAGAGTTAAGACTTGAGGACGCTATAATGATTAGGTCTATTAAGAATATTAAGATGGCTAATCAGATGCTTATTCTCCGTAGGGGGAAGTATCAAAAAGAGCAACAAGCTTTCGCACAACAAGCCTCTGAGCAGAACGCTATGCTACAACAGCAGTCAGCACAACAGGCTGCACAGTTAAAGCAGCAAGAGCTAGAGGTAGAGATGCAGATAGAGCAGGCTCGTGTACAGGCTAAGTCACAGGCAGACATGCAGTTAAAGCAACTGGATTACCAGCTTAAAGAACAGTTTGAGCAGGCTCAACACGAAAGACGCTTAAGAGAGATAGAACTTGGTAACCTTGGGAAAGAAGGTGCTGCGTTTATTCAAGGAGACGTTAGACAGAGTGTTCAGCAACAGTCTGCTGAAAACCAATCTCAGATGATAGAGCAAAGAGAAGGGAATAGAGGTCCTTTAGGTGAGGAAAAAGAAATAGAAAAATAATATTGCGGTTTTAAATAAAATCGTTATATTTGCGAAATAGACTAAGTAAATTTAATTAACATGGATATAAGAGAAGAATTAGTAAAAAAGTTTGGGGGAGAAATTGAACAACCCCAACAACAACAAAATATTGTTGATTTAACTGGTGATGAAAACCAAGCAGTTGAGTCAAACGAGCCTATAGCCGAAGAGAGATCAGACGTTATAGATTTAACAGGAGAGAGTTCTTTAAATACTGAAGAGACTACTAGCGAGGAACAACCTGAGACTAGTCAGCAACCTGAACAGGAGGGCATTAATGATGAAGCTGTTTTCAAATACCTTAGCGAGAAGCTTGGGCGAGACGTAACATCACTTGATGATTTTGGAACCGAACAGACTTCAACAGAAAGCAGTGACTTTGCAAGCGAACAGCTTCAAGTTATTAACGA